GACGTAGTGCCGTTGCTCGTGATAATCGTTTCGTTAAAAGTTGCTCGACCAGCCGCGCTACCGTCAAGAGTTAAGAACGTAGTGTCAACACCGCCGTCTGTCCCTTTAAAAATAATGTCAGTATCGTTGCCTTGAGCATCTACTGTGATATTTCCAGTTGATGTGGCAATCGTAACCGCAGCGTCACCCGTAGTTATATCGTCAGCAGCTACGCTGCCACCACCACCACCAGCATCTATATACGCTTTGATAGATTGTTGCGTAGCTAAATGAGCAGCACTATTGCTAGCCATATCGTCTTCGTCAAGAACCGGCACTACAAAATCTATATTGCCGTCTGTATCGTCGTATGAAACATTAATAAAAGTTTCTGTTCCGTCTAACATTCCCCCAACGTAGTCCTCTACTTGTTCTTGAGTTAATGTAGCCGTAATAAAACCTGATGTACTGTTATCGTAATTAGAAAGATCGTTGTCTACTACAAAATTTAATTTGCCATTAACATCATCATAAGTAACGCCTATCAGTGTTTCCGTATTTCCACTAACCATTCCTCCAACGTAATCTTCTACCTGTTCTTGAGAAAGCTGTGTATTAGTGTCGGTCGATGCTATTGTTATCGAACCATCAGCGTTAGTAATGCTGACATTACTACCTGCGGTTAGCGTAGCGTTTTCCCAGTGGCTCGCTGTATTGTCATAAATAAGTAAATGCCCTGCTGCTGGAGTAGATATACTAGTGTCGTTAAGTTCGGATAGCGTATCTTTCGTGGCAACTTGAGAATCGACGTAAGACTTTACACTTTGCTGTGACGGTGGGCGTGTCGCGCTATTAGAAGACATATCGTCTTCGTCAATAAGGCTAAGTGAATTTGCATCTACATAAGCCTTGACAGATTGCTGTGTAGATAGATGCGTTGCACTATTAGACGCCATGTCATCTTCGTCTTTTACGGGTACAGTAAAATCTATGTTCCCATCAGTATCGTCATATGTTACGGTAATAAACGTTTCATCACCGTCAAGCATCCCTCCGACAATGTCTTCTACTTGTTCTTGGTTTACAGACGCTCCATCTACATACGCCTTAATACTCTGTTGAGAAGCAGGCTTAGTGGCACTGTTGGACGCCATATCGTCTTCATCAAGCAAGTCAGACGTTGGTATTTTGGCATTGACAGCGGTGTCAATCGTATCGAAATTATTGTTAAGGGTAGTCCCCCACTCATTCTCCTGCTCTCCAATACCCGGCTTTTCTAGATTTAAATGCGTAGTAAAAGTAGACGGCATTATTCAACCCCTCGTAATTCTCCGTTTGGCCCCCGCTTTACTGGCCTTCCCCCAATGGCGGACACTCTACCTTGAGCGTCTCTAGTAATGTTTAGGTCTGGGGTTTCTTGCTGCTGCTGCAAAATTTTATCTAGCTTTGAGTTTATGGGGTCGATGTTTGTAGACCCAGTATTAAATATTTGCTGTCTAGAACTTAAATGGTTTATGCTATCAGCCAAAGTTGTATTAATCTTGCTGACCGCTGAGTTAGTTACCGTAGCAAAAGAATCTTTTAGCGCATCTACAAGCGCTAGATATTCCGCAGGAGTACCTTCCTCTCCCACCAAAGCTTTAGCGCTTTGAGCTTGTTTATAAACTGCATCGCTTTCTGCTTTAATACGCTCGGTCTTCGCTTTCTCAACGTTAAGGATAGCCTCGCTCTGGTTCCATATAGCCTCACCTCGATCTCTCTCAGCTTCTGCTTCAACCTCCATAGCTTTGCGTACATCGTCTCTAACAGATTTCTGAACGTTAAACTGAAACTCTTGAGCTTTCCTTTGCTGCTCTGCCATTTTAACTTGCTGGTCAAAATCAGGTTGCGGAGGTTCTGGATTAAGCGCACGTTGTAAAAACGTATCCATAATTTTGATAAGAGTTTCTTTATCTTCAACATTGTAATTTTTAAGAACTCCCTTTAAGATTATCCAGTACGCTGGGGAACCAGCCGGAGTGGTCTGTAAAAGTTGCGTTAGTTGCGCAACCTCGAATTCCCGCGCTTGCGCTCCCAAAGCTCCATGAACTTTAAAACGATAGTCTGCTACCGGATAACGTTCCGTATCAAACTGCATATAGCGCCACGCAATTTTGTGAATCAGTGGCGAAAGGAACTCATACTCCATGTTTCGGAGCGTCCTTTTTGCACGTTTAAGTAAAGCACCCATCATCATGGACATACCACCTGCCGTCTCATTACGCGGGTTTACGCCGAGGGGAGCAGCAGTATCCATAGATCCCGTAGCCATAGTCACCATACGCTCAAACTCAGCAGTCTGGCGATAGCTTTGTGGGTCTGGTCCGGGAAATTTAAAAGGCGCAATAGCTTCTTGAGGAGGCCCAGAAAGAACGATATTCCTTCCGGGTCTTACACTAAAGTCACTATTACGTGGGGCCATCATGCCGTTAACTAGCATTACTGGGTACGTAGCTAGGGCCAAAGAGTCTATCCTAGCCCGTAGTTCTGCATCTAAAGCCTTTTGAGGGTTGTACCCCTTCTCAGCAATTCCGCGACCCCAAAAACGATTTGGCACTGTGTCCCACTGGAACGCTACAAAAGAACGGTCTTGCATAATAAAAGGATTGCGAACAACCTTTAGCAATGTTCCCCTGTTAGCAATCCAGACTATTGCTTCTACCATGTCAGCAGAATCGTCGTACTCGATATTGCTGTTCTCTTCTGCAAATTCTGCAAGAGGGTCTGGGACACTCGTAGCTTCTTCAAAAAAAGATTTCGGTACTAGTCCGTGGTACTCTAAAATTTCTACGTGTTCAACAGTCTCGTAGTTTTCTTCCATCAAGTCTAGGATAGGGTGTTCATCTTCCTGTCGATTGTACAGACCTATCGGAGCTTCGTTATAAACTCCCTTAGCTTGTTTCTGCAAAACCTCATGTCGAGGTACTGTGTACATGTGAGCAACGCCTAAAGCGTCATTTATACTCTTAGCTGCTATATCAATAACAAATTCGTTAGGGTCTACTGGAACTAGTTTTACATGAATATCTTCACGGATTTGAATATCCGCAGTTGTACCAGTAGAACCAGTAATAGGAACTCTACGAGGTCGTTGCTCTACTGTGATTTTTCCAATGCCTGTGCCGTACAAAGCAGCATTTAAAAGAATCTCGGAGATAGCTTTGTTTACGTTTCTTGTATCAAAATCTTCTAAAAGCTGATCAGTAACTTGCCCAAGCCGTGTATCAACGTTTTGAGAAATCTGTTGTAACTGCTGTGGGTCTATCTGTTGGACGTTCTCTTTAATAATCTGTTCAAAAATTTGCTCTCTAACATCGTCTTCTAGGTCAAACCAACGCTTACGGTGAAAGATTGTCTCCTCCATCTCTGACACGCCAGCTTCAATGGCCTGCTGAAGTGCTGGAGCAATTAGTTTAGACCTTTCGTGCTGACGGATTTTGTCTTCTGGTCCCGCGTGTTGGCCTCGCCATAGGCGATAGTACTCTTGCCATCGCTCTTGATGTTGCGAGTTTCTTGCGTCTTCCCAAGTCTCGACCTTATTTAAAACCCATCCAGTCAGGTCAGAGTCAAATATAACTTCGCCATTCGTCGAAGGAATATACTCAGAAACGGGATCGATTATACTTGTTTTTGCCATAACAATTCCTGTTTTATAACCCGCTTACAGGGTCTAAAGGTTCCCAATCACTTGCTCCAAGGTCTTCATCCATGCTATAATTAACTCTAGCTAACTGATCTATATAAGCTAAACTATCTAACATATCGTCATGTACCATAGGATTTGGAAAGTCAAGCATTTGGTCAAAAAGTTTTGGGACATACTGCCCCTCTTGGAAGGTAAGACGACCCTGCTCCATACGTCCTTGCAATGCCCAAACAATGCGGTCGTACTTTTTTTGATTGCCGTGAGTTAATTCCGTAATGTACGGAAACACGTTTAATCGCCGCATGTTGTCACTCAAATAGGGCATTAGAGCGTTCTTTAATGCTCCCTTTTCGATTCCTACAACTCTTGGACGATACTTTTGCGCGGCACGAAGGATACGCAGGGCCGTCTCCCTTACGTTCCATCTTCCGGTAATCACATCAAAAACATGCCATCCCTTCTCTGTTACTTCTACTATAGAGATAGCTGTTTCGTCTAAACGTTTTGTTTTTCCTTGAGCAATACCTCTGACATCCTCATATCCGGCAGGATCTACTGCGATATATATGTCAGATCCGTAAGTCTTTTTATTCTCTGTACGGAGCATATCTTCAGTAAAGATTGTTCCGCCAAAGGAAGAAAAGTTTGCTTCAAATTCTTGCTTAACAAACTCTAAAGGCATATCTTTAGTAGCTTGATAAACTTCTTTAGGGTCAAGAAATGGATTGTCTAGTGACTTAAATGTCCACGCACCCCAGTCACCTTCTTCAATACCCTCTGCTTGCGCATTTACAAACAAATCATAAAAATGATTTTTTCCGTTAGGGGTTCCAATGAACAAAGCACCGCCCCTAACATCTGCAAGTGTGGGCCTAATAATAGCAGTCCACACCTCTTCCTTCATAAAAGCGTACTCGTCTAAGACAACGTACGACAAACCTACACCACGCAAACTTTCAGGACGGTCAGACCCTTTTAGATGTATTTGCCTATCATTAGATAGGGTAAGAATACACTCATTCTCCCTTATCTTTTTAGTGATAGGTGCAGCCATTTGTTTTAATGACTGCCACATAATGTCTTTTGCTTGGTTAAATGTCGGAGCTATGTAGTAACACGCTTTATCCGACAAATCGTACCCAAACTCATTCTCCATTTTCAGAGCTTCAACAATTAACTTTACCCTAGCAAGATAAGACTTGCCAAATCTACGCCCCGCGCCAACAACTTTAAACCTCTTTTGAGTGTTAAAGATTTCCTGTTGGGCAGGGTGTAAGGTAAAGTTAAGCTCTGTTGCCATTATCGGCGGCGGTTACGGCCACTACGACCTTTACGTTCCTCTGCTTTATTAGCAGCCCCTGCTGCCGCTCCTGCTGCGGCAACTGCTCCAGCGCCGCGCCTAATCTTCTTACCCCTTTCTGCGGCATTTACGATTTTTCTAGCTTCCGAACTAACGTTAGTAAGTTTATTTTCTGCTTTAATTGCGTTTAGCTCACCCTTTGTAAGAAGCCCCTTTCTAAAATTTTCTTCAGCCGCTGTAATTCGTTTAGCAGATTTTGCAGCGGCGGCTGCTACTCTAGCAGCCCCGGTAACTGCTGCGCCTCCAACAGCTAAAGAAATTGGCCCCAAAGTAGCCGCAGCGGCTCGTGTAGCACGTTGTGTTACTCGTTTGTTAGGGTCTACTTGTACTTTTTCAATTTTTTGAGGAGTTCCAGTAGCTTTAGCACTTCCTTTTCCATATTTTAAGTTCCAACGATCTGCTGCACGTTTATATGCGCTAGCATTCGGAAAATCTCCGGGTCGTGGTTTAGAAGGCACATTTCCTTTTCGTAACCCACTTTTCATCGTTGCCCTATGCTCCGGATCAAATGTCATGTTTTTAGGTTTACCGCCATCCAGAGCCTTTGTTGGACGCTTGCCAGTACGATTCCATTCGTTCATGTACTTCCTTAGAGCGTCTTTTCCTGTACCGAAACCAGCTTTTTCCAA